AAATACTGATCTTGTCTTTATATCTGGAGTATCTACAACTACAACTGGATTAGAAGGTTTCCATATGGCTGGGATTAGTTCAAATATTTTGAATCTAATCGCTACAGGGCCTTCAACTACAGCAGTAGGTAGTACTGCTGTTACTGGATTTGTTACTCATTTTTCAGTTAGTGGAAATATAGATTCTGATTATATTAAAGAAAATGATATTCTTAAAGTTGGTTCTGAAAGGGTAAGAGTGCTGAATGTACTTGAATCAGAGTCAAAAATTAGAGTTCTTAGAGCTGTTGATAATACAGTAGGTACTTCACATAGTGTAGGTACTACTCTTATAGAAGATCCTAGAAGATTGATTATTGATAGTGGAATTAAAACAACATCTATTAATAGAAGAAATAGGCAATTATATTTTGAACCAGAAACTACAGTTGGTATTGGAACTTCTACTAGTGGAAGATCTCCATTAACTATTGGAATTGGAGTAACTATTGATATTCCTGATGGATCTCTTTATATTCCAAGTCATAACTTATTGACTGGTGATAAAGTAACGTATGATTCTGGAAATGGTGGAGGCCTCAAAGCTAGAGAATATACTGGTAATACTATAGCAAATACTCCGATTACATTGGCAGATAACTCTACCTTATATGTTGCTAGAATAAGTGATGATTTACTTGGATTATCTACAACAAGAGTTGGACTTAGCAATACCACAGGAGAATATGTAGGATTAGGTGCTCATGCAGATTCTAGAGTATTATACTTTACTGGAATAGGAACTGGTGTTTATCATAGTATTAAGAATACATTTACTCCAATATTTGCAGATCTTTCTAGAAATATTGTAACAGTATCAACAGCATCAACTCATGGTCTTAGCGCTAGAGATGATGTTGTTATTGATGTAAACCCATCAATTACTAGAACAGTTGTGGTTAAATATGATGATTTTAATAGAAGGATGGTGTTTGATCCTAAGAATTTTGTAAGTGGTGGAATAACAGTTGATACTGATACCATTGAGATTACTGGTCATGGATTTGTAACTGGAGATAAAGTTCTTCATACAGCAACATCACCTACTACTGGATTGGCAGATAATACATTTTATTATGTTTATAAGGTAGATGAGGACAACTTTAGATTATCAAGTACTCGTTATGACTCAACTTCAAACACCCCAATATTTACAAATCTCCAAGCACCACTTCAAGGTGGAACTCTTTCTTTAGTCAATCCCCCATTAACTGTCTATAGGGATAGTACTATTACATTTAATCTTTCAGATTCTAGTTTATCTTATGTTGTAGGACCAACAGATTATTCTGCTTTTACTATGAAGATATACAGTGATGAGTTTATGACTAAGGAGTGGGATAAAGCTCCTGATGATGATAGTTTTAAAGTTACTAGAAATGGAAAGATTGGTGTAGATTCTGATGCAACTTTAACTTTATCAATCAATTCAACAGCACCAGGAAAACTTTTCTACAAATTTACCCCAATATATGAAAGCAATCTTCCCATAGAAAAGGAAGAACTTATTATTGATTATGAGGTTTATAATCAAAATGGTATTGAAGTAAAAAATAGTTTGTATAATGGTAAATATTTAATATACCCCACCAATGATTCAACATTTACATATACAATAGACAATAAACCAGAAGCATCTTTATATGAGAGTAGTACATCAACTATTTCTTATAAGACAAATTCTACAAATGCTTTTGGTGAAATCACAAAGTTTGAGATTACTAATAGGGGTAGAAATTTCTATTCTCTTCCTCAGATTGTAGAAGTGAGTAGTGGTCTTGGTACTGGTGCTGCTGTTTCTGCCGGAAGTAGTTCAATAGGAAAGGTTCAGAGAGTTAATATTAATGATATTGGATATGATTTCCCATCGGATCAAACTTTAAAACCATCTGTTCTTCTGAACCAGAATATTTTAATTGAACCATTATATTCTATTGAATCTATTGGAATAACATCTGTTGGTAAGGGTTATACTACTCCTCCAAAATTATTATGTTATGATCCAGGCACACAAACTGTTATTGATGATGTAGATTTAACTTACAAATTTGGAGATTCTCAAGTAACCATTCTTAAGAACTCTTATGGTATTGGTAATAGGTATCCAACTGTTGTTCCCATAGAAAATTCTAATGGAGTTGGAATTTCATCAATAACTTATGATCCAGTTACAAAAGTTGTAAAAGCTACTTTAAATTATGGATTTAGTGTTGCTCAAGGATTCCCATTTGCTATAGGGGATAAGGTTCTTGTTGAGAATCTTAGTGTAGGAGTTGGATCAACTGCTCCTGGATATAACTGTGAAGGTTATGATTATAAGTTCTTCGAAGTCAGTGCAATTACACCAAATCTTGGTGGAATTGGTGATGTATCATACGATATGACTGATGTTCTCGGCACTAATTATCCAGGAGAATATGATTCTCAGAATTCCTCAGGAAGAATTATTAATGTAAAGGATTTCCCATTATTTGAGGTTATTACTAATGATGCTGCATACTCTCAGGGTGAGACAGTTACTTCAACTGATGTATCTGGAAATCAAATAACTGGATTGGTCAATACTTGGGACGCCAAATCTGGTATTATTAGAGTTTCTTCTAATACTTTCTTTGTTAAAGGTAAAATTATTAAAGGTCTCTCTTCTAAGAAACAGAGTAAAGCTCTTACTATAACAGCATATGAATCTTTACTGAATCTTGACGCTGTTTCTAAAATAAAGAAAGGTGTTGATAGAACTACTGGAATTCTGAATTTAAACTCAGAAAGACTTCAAGATAGTTGGTATTATCAGAATTTCTCATATACATTAAAATCTAACATTCCTTATGAGACCTGGAATATCCCTGTTTCTAGTTTAAGCCATACACTTGGATTTAAAAGGTTCTCAGATTATCAATTAGAGAGTACTACTAGCATTAATTTCACACAGGCTGCAGAAACTCATGCTGATGTTGAGGTTACTTCAGAAATTCCACAAAATATTAGTCTTCATACTGTTTATGATTTTGATCTTGTAACTGAAAATTCTTTACATGGTGGTTTTGGTGGTGTTAGTGGAAAGTTATATTCCAATAGAATAACTTTTGGTAGTAAAATTCTTGATGATTATATTGAATCTGTTGGAAATAGGGTACTTTCAATAGATAATATTGCTGATCAGTTTGATAGTAATCCCAGACCAGAAAAATATAGTAAAATTCATGATTTTGACTCAACAGATCATAGAGCTCAAAAATATATAACATTTATTAGAGATACTAGATTTACTTCTGAACGTCAGTTAATGATTTGTGATGTTATTCATGATAATGATGATGCATTTATCAATCAATATGCATCAGTTGGTACAATAGGTGATCTGGGATCACTTGATGTTGTAGTTGATAAAGCTTTACAAACTGGGGAAGTGAGATTCTATCCAACAAATTATTCTAATAATAACTATCAAGTTTCAGTACTTGAATTTGTTTTGGATAGGGAAGTATTAGGTATTGGAAGCACTTCTGTTGGAGATACTCTCATTACCTCCAATAGTGTTGGATTTAGTAGTGCTATAGTAGGCACTGGTTCTACAACAATTGTTGGAATTTCAAGTTACCATTCTTCCCTAAAAGTTATTGTTCAGATAGCAGCAGATTCTTATGGAATAGAATATGAGTATAATCAATTAAATATCACACACAATGGTACAGATATAAATGTTCTTGAATATGGAAGATTGAATACAGATGATTCAAGTAGTTATAATGCTGGGTTAGGAACATATCATGCATATTATAGTGGTAGTAATATTAATGTTGATTTTTATCCCAGTTCTGGTGTTGGAATAGGAACCACTGCATATGCTAATACTATTACAATTGGAGTTGGAAATACTACTACTGCAGGAATTTCTACTCTTGGATTCGCATATCAACAACTTAAAACACAATCTACTGTAATCGGTTCATCAGGAAGTCCTGGAATTACTACAGTTTGTTCATATCCATTAGATCATGATGGTGCATGGTTTATGGCTCAAGTTCATACTGGAACTCAAACTATGTTTAGTGAAGTCGTTGTTGTAGATGATCATGATACTTCATCTGGATTGGATGCTACATATGATACAGAATTTGGTATTGTAGAGACTTCAATTGGGTTAGGAACTTTTGGTTCTGGTTACAATTCAGTTACTAATACAATTGATTTACATTTTACCCCTATAGCATCTACAGCAGTTAAAGTGAATGTTTTCGCATCTGCATTTAGGACTCATGAAGAATTAACACAAACTGAAAAGATTGACTTTACTAATGGTTCTATACAATCTTTTGCTGGATACTATGAAGGTACTATTGTTGCAATAAAGAAAGATTTCCCACTAAAATATGCTACTGATGAGATATTCACAAGAAGTGTTGTTGGATCTAGTAGTACTATAGTTGATATATCAACTGATCAAGTTAAGATTCCAAACCATTACTTTGTTAGTGGTGAAGAAGTTACTTACACAGTTCCTACAAATGGAACTGCTATTGGTATTGGTACTACAACATTTACAGGGTTTGGATCTACTGATTTATTACCATCAAGCGTACATATTATTAAGTATGATAATGGTACTATAAAATTTGCACGTACAGCAGCAGATGCTTTAGCATATAGTCCAATAGCAGTAGACATAACAAGTCTTGGAGTTGGAATACACACATTTACTTCAAAGAAAAAAGATACTAAAACTTTGATAGCAGTTGATAATATGGTACAAGCACCTATCGTATCAACTGCTGTAACAACACATATTACATCTACAGTATATTTTACAGATAATACAATTGTAGTTGGTACAGCTTCTTCTCTCTTTAGTGGGGATTTGATTAAGATTGGTGATGAAATTATGCGTGTAAATGGTATTAGTGGTAGTAATATAAGTGTTTATAGAGGGTGGATGGGAACAGGTCTTTCTCAACACAACGCTAGTGGAATTGGTTCTGTAATTACAAAAATGGTTGGTGATTATGCTATTAATGGTAGTACAATATCATTTGCAGATGCACCTGTAGGAAAACAACCACTTTCTCATAGTTATAATAATCCTGATGAAAGAGATTGGGTAGGAATTACTAGTGGATCAACTTTCCATGGAAGAGTGTTCTTACGTACTGGTGCTGTTGATAGTTCTGATGAAACTTATACTAGAAATATGCTTTTTGATGATATTTCTGATCAGTTTGATGCACAGCAGGAATATTTCAATTTAAAAGTTGCTGGTATTGATACTACTAGTAGTTTTACTGAGGGAGTTATATTGGTTAATGGTATTGCTCAGATTCCTGGATTTACTGGAACTAAGAATAACTTTACTGTTGGAGAAGTAGGTTCTGCTACTACTATTACTTTTAGTGGAACTGCATCTTCTATTACCAGTGATCCAAATACAACATCTCTTCCAATAGGTGGTAGGATTGTTTCAACATCCTTTACAGGAGGATATGGATATATGCCATTAGTTGCTGCTGGTGCTACTTCTGTTGTTTCTGCTGCTGGAACTATTGAATCAATAAGTATAGGAAATAGTGGATCTGGATATAGATCTGGAATTCAAACTGTTAATGTTGGAGTCCAAACTTTTAGTAATGGGATTCCCAATATTGAAATAGTTGGAGTTGCTACAGTAAGTAATGGTAATATTATAGGCGTTGCTATTACTAATCCTGGAATTGGATATACAAGATCCAATGTGCCTACGGTAGTTTTTGATTCACCACTATCCTATTCCAATATAGTTCCAAATACTTCTGGTGTTGGTACTGGTGCAAAGGTAGATATTGTTGTTGGGCAAGGTTCTAGTGTTATTGAATATAAGCTTACCAACTTTGGTTATGGTTATAAGCAAGGAGATACCATATCAGTATCTGTTGGAGGAACTATTGGTATACCTACAACTTCATCATATGATGAGTTTACTCCTAATGAGTTCCAACTTACAGTAGATAATGTTTATAATGATACATTTAGTGCATTTACTATGGGAGAATTTGATATAATTGATAATATAAGTGGGAGATTTAATGGTAGTACCAAAACATTTGTGATGAGAAAAAATGATGATCCATATATTGTTGATACCAGTTCATCTTTTATTAAACTGCAAGATACTCTAATAATTTTTATTAATGGTGTACTTCAAGTTCCGGGTGAAGGTTATTCCTTTACTGGTGGTAGTTTAATATCATTTAGTGAGGCACCTAAATTTGGAGATACATGTGGTATTATGTTCTATAAAGGAAGTGGAATAGGAGTTGACGTTAAAGCAATTGAGATTCTTCAAACCTTGAAAGTTGGTGATATTTTAAATATTGAAAATGATTCTACCATTGGCCAAAGTTTCTTCTTGGATGAAGAAAATAGAAATGTTTTTGAACTTAGTTCAATTGATACTGTTAGTAGCGAACCATATTTTGGTCCAGGAAGAACTCAAGACGAAACATTGAAGAGACCAGTTACTTGGACTAGACAAACTGAAGATAGAGTTATTAATGGTGTTTTTGTTGATAAGAGTAGAGAAATATATGAACCTTCTATTCATTCTTTCTCTTATGTAACAAGTACTGTTGGAGTTGGAGCTACAATAATATATGTTGATAGTGTAAGACCATTTTTCAACCCTCTAAATGAGGATCCAGATGATACTATTTTCCAAAATGAAGTTACAATATCAAAAAATAAAGATGATAATGTTGTTGCAATTGCTACTGCTGTTGTTGGTGTTTCTTCCAACATAACATCAATTGTTATTAGTGATGGTGGTAAGGGGTATGAGACTGCTCCAACAGTTATCATTGGTAATCCTGTTGGATATGGAAGCACAGCAACAGCAACAGCAGCAATAACTGCTGGAGTTGTAACTTCCATAACATTAACTGGTCTTGGAACCAATTATACATCAATACCACAAGTTATTATTTCAACACCTGAGTATGGTACTGAACCAATTACTGTCTTTACATATAGTGGAGATTATGGTAAAATAGTTGGTTTTGGAACAACAAAAGTTGGTAGTGCTAATAAAGTATGGTTTGATTTGCATATACCATTAGAATCTGATTTGAGAGATATTAGCTTAGTCTCATCTGCTTCAACAATATCTGGTATTAGTACTGGAGATGTATTTGTTGTTTCTCGTTCAAATGTTGGAATTGCTGCAACAACAATGACATCATTAGATACTGCTGGTAATACTATTGGAATAGGTATTTCTTATATGGATAATATCTATTATGTGGATAGTTTCTCAAATGAATTAATATCTCACCCAGGAATTGGTAATACTTATATAAAAAGAGTCAATTGTCGTGTAACTGACAATCAGGGTGTGGGGATAGGTTCCACAGTTCAACCAGATTTTGGTGACTATTCTTGGGGTAAGATTATTAGTAGGGTTAGATCTAAAGCTGTTGAATATCCTGCATATACTAACCAAGGAGTTGTTGGACTCTCAACTTCATCATATATAAGTAGATTAAAACCTCTTAGGTATAAAGGATATACTTAAGAACCTTAATAAATAACTAAAAATCTGTTAAAAATGTCTGCAATTATAACTGATCAAATTAGAATATTAAATGCAAAGAACTTTGTTGTTGGAGTTACTACTTCTCTCAATTCATATTATACCTTTGTAGGTCTTTCTAATCCAAATGATTATCAAGAAGAGTGGGATAAGAGTCCTCCTGCTCCAAAAGATAATTTTGGTCAAGAGACTGATTATTGGGATACAATGATTGCTATGAAAAAGATTACCAGTTCTGATGTCAGACAGGTAGTTCCTAGAAGAAAGTGGAATTCTGGTAGTGTTTATGATATGTATAGACATGATTACAGCAGAACCAATACTGCTCCAATTTCAGGTGCTACTAGTTTATATTCTACATATTTTTATGTTCTGAATAGTGATTATAGAGTTTATATTTGCCTTCAAAATGGATCCAATCCAGACACCCCTGATGGGAAACCTTCATTGGATGAACCCACCTTTACAGAATTAGAACCAAGAAGTGCTGGTAGTAGTGGTGATGGTTATATTTGGAAATATCTTTATACTATTAAACCTGCTGATATTGCAAAATTTGAATCCACAGATTTTATGCCTGTCCCAGATAATTGGGATACTTCAATATATACAGAATCTGTAAGAGATAATGCAATAGATGGGTCAATTAAAATCGTAGTTGTTACTAATAAAGGTGCTGGTATCGGTCCTGTTGGTGGTGCTACTTATACAAATGTTCCCATTGCTGGTAATGGTAGTGGTGCAGAATGTACTATTACTACAACAAACGACCAAAAAATTGGTTCTATTATAGTTACCAATCAAGGTTATCGTTATACTTATGGTAGTGTTGATTTAGTTGCAGGTGGAGTTCCCACAGGAACTACTAGACCAGAATTTGATGTTATTATAACTCCTAAAGGGGGTCATGGATCAGACATTTATAGAGAACTTGGTGCATATAATGTACTTCTCTATTCTAGAATTGAAAATGATATTGAGAACCCAGATTTTATTACTGGAAATGAAATTGCAAGAATTGGTATTGTAGAAAATCCTACAGAATTTGATTCTAATGCTCTTCTAATTAAGGATAAGGCTAGTGCATTACAAGCACTTAGATTGGTGGGAAGTGGTTATAGTACTGCAGTTTTTGATCCTGATGCATATTTTACACAAACTATTTCTACAGGAACAACTGCTGTTGGTAGGGTTGTTAATTATGATCAAGTTACTGGAGTTTTGAAATTCTGGCAGGATAGAAGTCTTGCAGGATTTAATACTGTTGGAACAGCTCAAACCAATCCAACATATGGATATATTTTACAGGAATTTACATCTACACCAGGAAGTGGTGGTAATCTAACAATTGCACCTACTTCTGGATCCAGTTTAACTATAGATAGTGGATTTACTGGTGTATCTACAGTAATAAATAGTAGAACGTATTATCTTGGTCAAGAATTTGACAATGGTGTATCTAGTCCAGAAGTTCAAAAATACACTGGAAATATAATTTATATTGATAATAGACCATCCATTTTACGATCATCGACTCAAAAAGAAGATATCAAAGTTGTTTTGCAGTTTTAAAAAATTATGCCACAGCAAACTAATCTCAATATAGCACCATATTTTGACGACTTTGACACTGCAGATGGCTTCCATAAGGTGTTGTTTAAGCCTGGATATCCAGTTCAGGCAAGGGAACTAACATCTTTACAATCTATTCTATCCAATCAGATAGAAAGATTTGGTCAGAGTGTTTTCAAGGAAGGTGCTAAAGTAATTCCTGGAAATACTAGCTATACTCAACTTTTAAGTTGTATAAAGTTATCTAATACTTATCAAAATGTTCCAGTATCTGCATATGCTAATCAGATAATTGGATCTGTTATCACCGGACAGGCATCTGGTGTTTCTGCGACTGTTACTGATATTTTATATCCACAAGAATCTGAAGATGGGGAATTAACATTATACATTAGAATTGATTCTTCCAGTTCTATTGATAATAGTACTAGCGAATTTTCAGATGGTGAATTACTCTCTTCAAATGTATCTATAACTTCGGGATTGTTAGGAAATAGTACTATTTCCGCAGGATCTCCCTTTGCATTGACAGCTACATCTGCTTCTAGTGGACAAGGATCTGCATTTCATATTGAAAATGGAATATATTTTGTAAGGGGTCAATTTATAGAAGTTTTTGACGAAACTCTTATTTTAGACCAGTATTCATCCAGTCCAAGCTATAGAGTTGGTCTTTATATTAATGAAGAGATAATCAATGCAAACTTGGATGATGGACTGAATGATAATTCACAGGGATTTAATAACTATGCTGCGCCAGGTGCAGATAGATTAAGAATTACAGTTTCATTATTTAAAAAGTCACTTGACGACTTTGATGATGATAATTTTATTGAACTTGCTAAGATTCAAGATGGAACCTTAGTTGGTCCAAATAATGCTAATGGTAATAAAGCCTCTGGTGGAGGTGGTGATGGTGGAGTTTATTTTAAAGATTTGAATGATGTTCTTGCAAGAAGAACTTATGATGAAAGTGGAAACTATGCTATTACACCTTTTGATGTTGTTGTAGTAGAATCATTAAATGACAATATTGGAAATCAAGGTATTTTCCAACCTGGAAGTTTTACATATAATGGATCTTCAGCATCAAGTAATTTGGCTTTATATAAAGTTTCTCCAGGAAAGGCTTATGTAAAGGGATATGAACTTGAAACTACTGAGCCTATTTTTATTGATGCATCCAAGCCAAGAACTGCCAATAAATTGGAAGATCAACTGATAACCTATAATACTGGTTCAACATTTAAATTAAATAATGTTAGAAGAAGTCCTCAAGTTGGTATTGGTAATACTTATATTGTAAGTTTAAGAAATCAAAGAAAGGGAGATAATGAAGAACATGCTGCAGGAACTGAAATTGGATTAGCTAGAGTTTATGATTTTAAACTCAATTCTCAAAATTATTTGACCAATCAAGATTTGAATTTATGGGGTATTTCACTTTATGATGTAAAAACTTATACAGATATTACTTTAAATCAAGCTGTAACTCTTGCTGTCCCAACATTTATTAAAGGTGCTTCTAGTGGAGCTAGTGCATTCTTAAGGAGTGCAGTTTCTTCTGGTGTAGCACTAACTGTTTATGAGAGAAATGGTAATTTTATTGAGAATGAAAATCTTATTTTTGATGGAATAACAGATGGTAGAATTGCTATTGCTATTACAGAGCATTCAATAGGTGATGTAAAGTCTATCATTTCTAATGAACTAGGCATACCATTTACAGCTGCTCCTAATGCTGCTGTAGGTATTACCACATTTAGTGCTGATATTCTCCAATCTGTTGGAAATGTTATTGGAATATCAACTATTACCACAGGTGGTGTAATAAGGAGTAATAATCCAAACTTCCTTAATGGTATAAAGGTAGGTAGTATTTTATCATATGATGATGTTAGATTTAGTGATCCAAATTACCTTAAAGTTACTGTTGTTGGAACTGATTCCGTCACAACAGCCGTTGTTGGTATAGTTACTGGTATTAATAACTCAGTTATGCCAGCTGCACAAATAGCAACTACAGATTTAACTCTTTTAGCAACAAAATTAGATTCTTCTAGTGATAATACATTATACACATCTTTCCCCAAGTCAAATATTGCTAATGTAGATCTTACAGATTCTTTACTACCAATAAGAAAAATTTATGATGTTACTATTGTCAATAATGCAATATCATCTGGTACTCCAGTACAAGCTGGTGATAATGAGAGTTTTGCTGCATTCAACGGAACAAATTACTCTTTAACAAGAGGAGATGGATCTGTAGAAATCTTACTTGGAAGCAGTATTAATATATCTGCAGATGGTAAAACATTTAATGCTTATAATTTAACTACAGATAATGCAGCTTGCAAACTCATTGCAACTTTAATAAAGTCTAAACCAGTATCTAAAGTAAAAATAAAAAATAGAGTTAAAAGTGTTATTATTAACAAATCAACACTTGCAGGGTCTGGTATTGGAGCAACAACAATAAATGATGGATTAGATTTTGGAAATTATCCTTATGGCACAAGAGTCCAAGATGAAGATATTTGTTTAAATACTTCTGATATTATTGAGATTCATGGAATATATGAATCCAAAAATACTACTGATCCATCTGCTCCCCATATGACTTTAAATTCAATTAATAGTGCATCTGGTACTACTAGTGAGATTATTGTTGGGGAAAGAATAAAGGGGGAACTTACTAATGCTATTGCTATTGTAATATCAAAACCTGCTTCCAATAAAATTTCTTACATTTATCTCAATGATAATACCTTTGATGAAAGCGAATTGATTACAGCAACTGAGTCAAATATAACTGCTATTATAACAGATTTGACTGGGAGTCACACAGATATTTCTTCAAACTTTACTTTTACAACAGGACAGGAAAAAACTTTCTATGATTTTGGTACTCTGAAAAGAAATATTGATACTCAACCACCTTCTAAGAAAATTATAGTATATTTTTCAGCAGGTTCTCATGATTCTAGTGATACTGGAGATGTTACTACTATAGAATCTTATAAAGATTATAATTATTCTGAGGAAATTCCATCTATTGATGGAATTCCCAATTCTGATATTATTGATATTAGACCTAGAGTCAGTGATTATTCAGTTGTAGCAGATACTAGATCACCTTTAGAATTTTTGGGAAGAAGTATGAGTGGTAGTGGAAATTCTGCTGCTAATATATTAGCTAGTAATCAAAATATTATATTGGATTATGGTTATTATCAAGGAAGAGTTGATACTATCTACTTAACAGAAACTGGTAATTTCCAAGTTAAATTTGGAGATCCTTCTGATAATCCTGAAAAACCAGTATTAGTTGATAATGCAATTGAAATATCTACTGTTACATTACCTCCATATTTGTATGATGTTGATCAGGCTAATCTAACTTTCCCTGAAAATAAGAGATATCAAATGAAAGATATCCAAAATCTTGAGGAAAGAATTGATAGCCTTGAATACTATGTTGGATTATCTGCATTAGAAAGTACTACTGCTAATATGTTTGTTTCAGATTCTGATGGATCAAATAGATTTAAGAGTGGTTTCTTCGTAGATAACTTTACTTCATTCAATTCTCAAGATGATGCTTTAAATATTAGAAATTCTATTGATATTAAGACTAAAGAACTGAGACCTAAGCATTATACTACTTTAGTAGGTACTGATTTTGGACCAGTAACTGTTGATACTAGTAATGATGATAAATTATATCCAGTTAATACTCCTACAAATATTAATTGTGCTATAAAAGGTGAAGTTATAACACTTTCTTATACTGAGGTTGATTGGTTAGATCAACCATTTGAAACTAGACTTCAACATGTTAATGGAAACCCAGCTGCTTATTCAACTGGAATTTTAAAACTAACACCTTCTTCTGATAACTGGGTAGATAATCTACAGATAAAGACAAGAGTTTTTGCTGATAGTGGATCATTTGCTCAAACAGTTAAAAAGGTAACTGATGATGAAGTAGATTCTCAAAATGGTTATATTCCAATTATATGGAACTCATGGCAGAGTTTTTGGACTGGTGAAACTTCTAAGCATAAGTCGGGCGTAAATGATAGAACTGTTAGAAGGCATAGTAATAGTACTATGAATGATGTGAAGGCCAATGCGTCAATGTCTGCTTTAAGAACTGTAGGATCCCAATTTGTATCAGATTCAATTAACAAATTCTCTATTGGTGATAGGATTATTAATAGAGATTTGATAGGTTATATGAGAAAGAGAAATATTATGTTCTCTGCTAGTGGAATGAGAGATACTACTAGATTGTATCCTTTCTTTGATGGTGTAGATATTTCTTATTACTGTACTCCCAAGTTACTTGGGATAACAATGGAATCTGGATCTGGAACATTTGAAATTGGTGAAATAGTTACTGGTACTGTAGTAAAGAATAATCTTGATGAGTATGTTGGACAAGAAGCACCATTTATTAGATTTAGATTGGCAAGTCCAAGTCATAGAGATGGTGCTTATGATTCTAATAATCCTAGTAAGTCTTATACCACTACACCATATGGAATACCACCAACTGCATATACTCCTAGTTCAAGTTATTTGAATATTGATTTATATTCAATGACTAAGGGATATAGATTCCAGGGATATGCTGTTAATGGTATGGTTCTGGTAGGTGAAACTAGTGGTGCAGTAGCAACAGTTTCAGACAAAGAATTGGTAACTAGTGAAACATATATACAGGGAACTATCTGTATTCCTGATCCTAGAAAGAAAAACAATCCTAAGTTTGAATCTGGTACAAAATTATTTACTCTGATTGATGAACCTTCAAACAATAGAGATTTTTCTCATACTGTTGCAGAAGATCAATTTAGTGTATATGGAAAACTAGATAATGTTAAGACTAATACAATTTCTCTTAGAAATCCAAAGATTGCTTATAAGCAGGAATTTGATTCTTCCACTTACAGTAAAGCTTTAGGAACATCTTACATAAGAGTAAGAACACTTGGTGGATCACAAGAAAAAATTGGTGGATGGACTAATCCTTTAGCACAGACATTTACTGTTAGTGAACGTAGTGGTATTTTCTTAACAAGGTGCAATCTTTTCTTTGGTACAGTAGATGCTAATATTCCAATAACTTTCCAATTAAGAACTGTTGAAAATGGAGTTCCATCTCAAAAAGTTATTCCTTTCTCTGAAGTAATTCTTGGTCCTAATGAAACTACTACTGGTAATAATGTTACTCCAGTAAGATTTGATTCTCCTGTTTATCTGGAAGGTAGTGGTAAAGAATATGCTATTACTTTATCTACAAATTCAGGAAATTATACTGTGCCTATCTCCAGATATGGTGAGCCCAGTACAAGTGGAAGAGCAGTTTCAAACTCTCCAAATTTAGGTTCTCTATTCAAACCTTCAAATGCTGGAGCATGGGAATCTTCTAAACTGGAAGAACTTAAATTTAAGATTATTAGAGCAGATTTTGAGTTATCTGGTTCTATTGACTTGTACAATCCAGATACTACCGGTGCTAGTAATAATAAGGTAGGAAATAGTCTCCTTCCAGTATTACCAGCAAATCCATTAAATATTATTTCTAAGAGTGTTAGGGTTGGATTCGGAACAACTGTTGCAGATTCTAACTATAGAATTGGTAACACAGTTAGTCAATTAAATACACAAGCTACTGGTAATCTAGCAGGTGTTGCTGGATCATTAACATCTTTGACTATTACTAATGCGGGTCTTGGATTTACTCCAGCTGCTGCTAACTATACATTTGATGGTGTAACCTTAACCACTATTACAGGTAAAGGTGGAAGTGCAACTGCTAATATTACCATTACAAATGGATCAATTGCTGGTGTTGCTACCATTGCTAATGGTGGTAGTGGTTATCAAGCTGGTGATGTTCTTGGTGTATCGCAGATTGGAACACTTGATATAGGAAGGGATGTTAAACTAACAGTGGCTTCTATTGGTGGAACTAGTGAGTTTATTTTAGATCAAGTCCAGGGAAATTTTGCTACTGGAACTGGTAGTACAATATACTACACTTCTGGTGTTAGTGGTATAGGTCTTACTGAATTAAATGCTTCTAATGGTGGTAATGTGCCTGCAGCAATTGTAACAAATATTACTGATGGTCTTTATATTAAGGTAAATCATAAGAATCATGGAATGTATTTCTCAGATAACATTGTTGATATAAGTGATGTAAAAACTGATATTAAACCAACTAAATTAAGTACTTCATATTCTGGTACTGGAGGCATAACTGTAGAGGATGCAACAGATTTTGAAACATTTGAAAATGTTGGTGTTGCAGCTACCAATGTAGGATTCATTCAAGTTGGTAGTGAGATTATAAGTTATACTAGTGTAGGTTCAAATATTCTTGGTGGAACAGTGACTAGGGGAGTATTTAGTACCAATACAAGGTCTAGTTCTTATCCTGCAGGGACACCTGTGTTTAAATATGAACTTGGTGGTGTCAATCTGGGAAGAATTAATAAATCCCATGATTTAAATAGTGTTCTTCTTGATAATGCCATTTCTTATGATTCATATCATATTAAAATTGATACTTCAACATTGCTGGATTCTAATAATGTTAGTAGGGCTACTTCTGCTGGAGGATATCCTGAACTATATTTAAATGAGACCAAATCTACAGGTGGATATAATGTAAGAGCAACTCAAAATATTCCGTTTGAAGTTCTTACTCCGGTAATTGAGAATATAACTGTTCCAGGAACTACATTAAAAGCACAAGTTAGAACTGTTAGTGGTCAAAGTATGGATGGAAGTGAGATTCCATTCATAGATATGGGATATCAATATGTTACTATTAATGAGAATAACTATTTTAATTCTACTAGATTGATATGCTCAAAACCCAATGAAAGTAGCAAATTAGCAACCTTGCCTGGTAGCAAATCTGTTCATATGAAGTTACTTCTCAATACAATGGATTCGAAAGTTTCTCCTATGATTGATAGTCAAAGATTAAGTTTTATGACTACATCAAACAGAGTTAATAGTCCAATTACTGATTATGCAAATGATTATAGAGTAAATACTCTTAAGGAAGACCCGACAGCATGTCAATATATTTCTAAGGAAGTAACTTTAGAAAATTCTGCTACTTCCATTAAGGTATTGCTTAATGCTTATATCAATACTTCATGTGATATTAGAGTATTTTATGCAATTAGTGATAAGTCTGACTTTAAACCTATTTTCACACCATTCCCAGGATATTCTAATCTAAATGATATGGGAAATATTATTGATAGTTCTGATAATGATGGACATTCAGATATTAAAATAGATAAATCTTTATTATCTTCAGTTGAAGGTAGTGGTTTGGATTATAAAGAATATGAGTTTAATATTGATGATTTACCATCATTTAGAGCTTATAAGATTAAGATTGTTATGACTTCATCAAATCAGGTTCACATTCCTAGAGTTAAAGATTTGAGAGTACTTGCATTGGCTTAATTATGCAGAAAATAAAAGATCATCAGGATTTTGTAAAAGATCCTGATACTAATTCAATAGTTAATACCAATAAATCTGAATATAAAAAATACATTATTTCCCGTAACTTAAAAAAACAAAAAGTGGAAAAGGTTCAAAATATAGAAGATGAAGTTGCTAATATGAAAAGCGACATTAGTGAAATAAAATCATTACTAAAGGAGTTATTAAATGGATCCTGATAGCATTACATTAGATAATCTAAATAAAAGTTTTGAGTATATTAAACAAGCTTCTGAGATAGATAATATTGATGATATTGAAATTCTTAGAGATGTTAGTAAAGTTTATTGCAAACTTTATTTAAAACAACAGGAAGTATTACAAATGATTGGAGTACCTAAAGAATAATGGCAACAAAAAACATCACATTTGACCCAGATTCTGGAGTACCATATGGTGCTAGTTTAAGTCTCTATACTGGAGCAAACTTTAATACCAATTTTAATGTTTTAAATACTTCAAATTCTGCATATGACTTGACAGGATATACTGGTTCTGCTCAATTGAGAAAGAGTATTGGCACTGGTTCTACATCAGGTGCTTTGAAGACATTTACAGTTGGATTCCCAAATGCTTCTGCTGGTAAATTTAATATATCTTTAGATGCTTCTTCTACTACAGATATTGGATATGGTAGATATTATTTTGATGTTTTATTGACTGGTGATAAAGAAACAAAATCTATTTTAGACACATCTGTTGCTGTAGGGCAAACAGTGAGTGTTGGTAATACTTCATTTATTCTCAATAAAGTTGGTAGTGTTGCTATTGGAGATTCAATGTCTGTTGGAGCAGGTATTACTAATGTTTCTGTAGTTGGTATTACAACTGCATCTAGCACTATTACTATTGGAACTGCTTCCACAATTGCATCATCAGTTCTTCCAGGAACAGCAGTTACCTTTACAAGAGTAGGTACTGCGTCAACCATTTATAAAATTGTTGATGGAAACATTTATGTTTATCCTGGTATATCATCCGCACCATAAATACCTTTACGGATTAGTAGTATAAATGGCACAACCAGCGAGTAGGCAAGATCTAGTAAACTACTGCAAAAGACAACTGGGAGCTCCAGTATTAGAGATTAATGTTGCTGACGAGCAGGTTGATGATCTTATAGATGATGCATTGCAATTTTTCCATGAAAGGCATTTTGATGGAGTAACACAAGCATTACTTAAATATAAGATAACTCAAGAAGATATTGATAGGGGCAGAGGTCCAGCAGGAAGTAATAGTGCGGGTATAGTTACTACTACTGCAAGTGCTACAATTGATGGAGATGTTAAGACATTTTCATTTGAAGAGAATAGTAACTATATTCAAGTTCCACCAGAAATTATTGGAATAACTAGAATATTTAAGTATGACGGTAATATGACCGCAACTAATAATATGTTTAGTGTGAAATATCAGATGTTCTTAAATGATGTTTATTATTGGGGAACAACTGAGTTACTGACTTATACAAGAACAAAAACATATCTAGAAGATATGGATTTCTTGCTCAATACTCAGAAGCAAATAAGATTTAATCAAAGACAAGATAGATTATATTTGGATATTGATTGGGGTGATGCAAGTAAGGATACTTATTTTGTTATAGATTGTTATAGACTTTTAGACCCCAATGACTTTACAAGAGTTTGGAATGATTCATTTTTGAAGAGATATGTTACTGCATTGATTAAGCGTCAGTGGGGGCAGAACTTGATTAAGTTCCAAGGAGTAAAACTTCCTGGTGGTATTGAATTAAATGGAAGACAGATATATGATGACGCTCAAAGAGAAATTGAGTTGATTATGGAGAAAATGTCTAATACTTATGAACTTCCTCCATTTGATATGATAGGTTGATAGTATGTTAAATCCATTTTTTACTCAAGGTACTAAATCTGAGCAGAGTCTAGTTCAGGATCTTATCAACGAACAGTTGAGGATGTATGGAGTTGATATTTTCTATATTCCAAGAAAGTATATAACAGAAAAAACTGTTCTTAGGGAGGTTGTCCAATCTAAGTTTGATATGGCGCTTCCACTTGAAGCTTATGTGGATAATTTTGATGAATATGCTGGGGCTGGAACTATCCTTTCAAAATTTGGTATTCAATCTCAAGATGAAGTTAGATTGGTTATTTCAAGAGAACGTTTTGAGAACTATATTTCCCCTTTAATAGAAGATCAGACTAATATCAAGTTATCTACAAGACCTAAAACTGGTGATTTAATTTGGTTCCCTCTTGATGATAGGGTGTATGAAGTTAAAGATATTGAATATGCTAAACCATATTATCAACTCCAAGACTTATATGTCTATGAATTAACCTGCGAACTCTTCAGAGTTGAAGATGAGGTTATTGCTACTGGAATAGAAGAGATTGATAATGTTTTGGTTGGGGATGACCTTGATGGATTAACCGAAGATGGTATCAATACCATTCAAGGGCATACTCAAACTTTATCTGTTGTTGGAACTGGTGTTACTGCAACTGCTATAACAAATATTGTTGATGGTGGTATTAAATATGTAACCATTTCTAATAGGGGTGGTGGATACATTGGATCACCTTCTGTTGGGTTCTCATCAGCACCAGTTAGTGGTATAACAGGTATTGGATCTGCAGTATTAATTGGTGGTATTGTTGTGTGTAATAAGAGTATCAATCCAGCAACTAGGTCAGTTCAAGAAATTAATTTGGTAAATGCTGGAGCTGGTTATACTTTAGCACCATCAATAAAAGTTAGTAGTGATAGTGGAGTAGGATTTGCTGGAACTGCATTCATTGGAGACGGTGTAGTTGGTATTATTACAGTCACTGGTGGGGGTGGTGGATATATTACAAATCCACCTATTACATTTACGGGATTATCCACAGTATCAGCCGCAGCAACTGCACTAGTAAGTAGTGTTGGTATTATTACGGCTATTCACATACAGAATGCAGGACTTGGTTATACTGTAGCACCAACTATTAGTATCGGTTCTCCAAATATGGATTCTACTGGAGATTATGTGTTTAATGAAGTAATTACAGGATCTGTCAGTGGAGCAACGGCAAGACTTAGGACTTGGAATTCTACTACAAATCAAATGGAAATTGCTTCAGTAAAAGGTATATTTGTTAAAGAGGAAATGATTGTCGGGTCAACATCAGGTGCATCACATGCACTCAGGGTAGTAGATGTTAATCCTGTTGATGATGGATTTGCTGATAATGTGAATATTCAAGTTTCTGCAGATGATATATTAGATTTCTCAGAAGCAAATCCATTTGGAATACCCTAATTATAACTTGGTTAAATAATAGTATATCCAGGTTAGGAAGATGTTTGAGTATTTTTATAACGAAATATTGAGAAGGACTGTTATAGGGTTTGGTACTCTGTTTAATGATATTACCATTAAACAAGAAAATTCTACAATAAGAGTTCCATTAGCTTATGGACCTACTCAAAAATTCTTAGCTAGGATTGAGCAGTCGCCAGATTTAAATAAGCCAACGGCAATTACTTTGCCGAGAATGTCCTTTGAGTTTGTTGGATTAACTTATGATGCTAGTAGAAAGGTATCAACTACTCAACAATTTATTGTAACAGATCCTGAAGATAGTAAGGAAATTAAAAAGGCATATATGCCAGTTCCTTATAATATGCAATTTGAATTGAGTATTATGACGAAGTTAAATGATGATGCTCTTCAGATTGTTGAACAAATATTACCATACTTCCAACCTTCTTATAATCTAACAATTGAATTGGTATCAGAACTAAAAGAGAAAAGAGATGTTCCTATAGTTCTTGAAAATATCACTATGCAGGATGATTATGAAGGTGATTTTAGTTCTCGTAGAGTTCTTTTATATACTTTAAGATTTACAGCTAAAACATATCTGTTTGGTCCTACTACATCTGCTACGAAGGATATCATCAAGAAGGCTTCTATCTCTTACTATTCTGGAGATAAGGGAGCCAAGAATGTTAGAGATGTTACTTATCAAACTGTCCCAAGAGCACTCAAGGATTATAACGGTAATGTTGTAACTAATCTTGCCAAAGATGTTACCTTAACAGATAAGGTTATTGAAGTGGTTGATGCTTCCTCCATTACAAAAGACACTCGTCTTGATATTGATGGGGAACAACTTTATGTTACTTCCAAATCTGGTAATAAGATACATGTAAGACGTGGTGAAGACGCTACTACAATTGCTTCTCACTTGTTAGGTGGTGAGGTTAAGACTATTACCGTTGAAGATAATGTCTTTATAGATGATGGTGATGACTTTGGATTTGATGGTTCCTTTATATAAAGTATAATGACTGATAAATTTAATGATTTGGATAAAGCCTTTAATGTTGAAAGTGAAGTTGTTACTGAAGATGTAAAACCCGAAATTAAGAAGGTTAAATCTTCAGTAGATGATATTAAAAAGGATTATGAATATACAAGAGGAAATCTGTATTCTATTATAGAAAAGGGTCAAGAAGCTATTAATGGCATTCTTGAATTAGCACAAGAAACTGAAACCCCAAGAGCATATGAAGTTGCAGGACAATTGATTAAAAGTGTTTCTGATGCTACTGATAAACTTATGGAA